TGCTTCGGAAGATCCGTCATGGTTGCCTTTCATCAAGTGGAATGGTGGGGTTGCGCGACCATGCGCGGATGAAGCGCAGCACGCCCTCGCAGATCAGCATGGCGGTGAGGCCGACGAGGAAGCCGATCGCGTGCTCGCTCGAGGCGTCACCGGCAAGCAGTGGGAAGTAGGCTTTCGCCGCCGCGTAGACGGGGGTCGTGAGATAACCCGCCGTCAGGCTTCCAATGACCACGGAGGAGATGGCAGCAAGCCACCCGCCCCCGGAAAGCAGGGCGCGAACCGTGCCGCCCGCCACGCCGGCAACCAGATGCGTCGCCTTGATCCCGAGCACAGCCTGCACTGGGTCCATGGGTCACCTCGTATAATGTCGTGGAATTGGAGAACGGGCGCTCAGCGCGCCGGGTCAGGCTCCGGAGGGCCTGCCAGTTCGCGCAGCACGGCGGCGCGCTGGCGCAGGAGCAGCATCGAACGCTTGTGGCCGAGCATCTCGGCTGCGGCCTTCTCGGCCCGGGCCTCGCATTCGGCGGCGATCTCGAGCAGCATGTCGCGCTGGAACGGCGTCATCATGCCAACTCCCCGAACAGCGTCCAGGTGTTCAGCGCCACCTTGCGGAGCCGGATCACCGCATATTGCCCCAGCGTCGCGGCGGTCCTGCCGGCGAGCTTGTTGATCGTGACACCGGCCTCGCCCGCCACCGACACCACGCCTTATCCCGCCTGCTCGAGGTCGATGGTGGACCCGATCGGAAAGGCGACGCTGGCATTCAGCGGCACTGTGACGGTCATAGCTGAGGCGGAAGAGAACACCAGATGCGCATTGATGTCGGCAAGCCCCAGCGTCCGGGCCGTGGTGGCATCATTCTGCACATTGGCGATGTTGATGCCTCCTTCGACCTCCACGACCTCGATGCTGAAGGACGTCCGGTCGGCTTCGAGGCCTGTGGACGTATCTGACGTCGAGAACCAGCACTCAAAGTAATCTCCCGCCACCACTGGAATGGCGCCCGAGGACACCGAGATCGTCGTCGAGGTGGCAGCCGAGTTCTCATGGTGCAGCGCCGGGCTTCGGCGATGGCGGTGTCGGGCATGAGCCGGACATCCATGCGGGTCTGGAGCGGAAGCTCGCAAGCATCCGCTGCCGCAGGAATGGACTGCGGCGGTTGCTGGTGGGTCATGAACCCTCCTTCGTATGATTATTGGGTGTTGGAATCCTGTAGCGGGTCGGAAGAGGCGGTCTTCTCCTGACCGGTCTTGGTCGAGCGCCGCGGGTCGGTGTCGAGCGTGATCCCGGCAGCATCAAGTTCGGCATTGGTCGCGGCGATCTCGGCCAGCACCTGAGCCGGATCGTAACCCTGTCGGGCGATTGCTTCCTTCAGCGTCATCACGCCAGCGCGGACAGCCAAGACGTCCGCCTGGATGTCCTTCAGCGGGTCGACGGCTTCGAAACGGGGCGCCGTCCATTCCGACGTGATCTCGCCCTCAGGCAGTTGTCCCGCAGCCTGTGCCAGTTCAACGAAGCGTGACCACACCGGCTGGCAGAGGCCCGGAACGATCAGCTGCCACTGCAGCGCTTCCATCCGCCGCCGAAACTCAATGAGACCTGCCCGGATAGAGGAATAGTTCACCTGACTGAGGTCACCGGTGAGAAGCTCGTAGGTGAGCCCTACACCTGCCGCGACGGCATGGAGCTGCATGCGCATGTAGTCGGCATAGTCGCTGTTGGCGGAGGGTGAAGCGAACTTCACGTCCTTGCCGGGTTCGAGATATTCGATCATCCCGGGTTCGAAGCTCTCGACGCGGTCACCTGACATTCCGGTAGACGGTTTGCCGAGTGTTTCCTCGTCCTGGGCACCGGTGACGAAGGCCGCGAAGCAGGCCTCAATCTTCTTCCGCATCAGCTCCGCATCGTCATAGTCGTCGAGATCCCGCAGCTTGAGGATCACGGGTGCAAACCATGAGACACCCCTCCCCTGCCCCGGCCTCAGCCGCTCGAAGAGATGCAGCACCTGTCTGGCGGGGACAGGACGCGACACAAGTGAACGACCTCGGTTCTCGCCGGGATGGCTGGGAAACAGCCAGTAGGCCCGCCGCCGCCCCAGTGCATCGAACTCGACCCCCTGCAGGATGTAGCCGCCATTGGAGAGTTCCTCTGTCTTGGCGCTATCGAGATGGTCCGGCTCCAGAAGCTGAAGCTGCAAGGGGACGGCAAGACCGTCTTCCATCCGGCGTTCCCGGAACCTGACCAGAACCTCCCCGCTTTCGACGAGGCTGCGCACGATCAGCGCCTGCAGACCCCCGAAATCTGTCAATCCCTCGGCGTCACAGCTTGCGGCGAACTGCAGCCACAACTGATCCGCGGCTTTGGCAATGGCAGATCGCTTCGCGCGTGCCCTTGGAACGATTCCGGTGCCAACCAGATTGCTGACGAGCGCATTGACCGCCTTGGCGGCGTAGGGGTTGTTTCGCACAAGGTCCCGAGACCGGGCCCGCAGCCGCGAACTTGCAGGTCCGATCTCGGCATTGGCACCGGTTCCCGCCGTCACCCAGCCATCGGTGCGTCGGCCTGCTTTCGCTCCCTCATAGGACCGCTGCATCAGTTGCAGCGCCTGGCGCTGGCGCAAGCGCCTCAACGCAACAGCCGGCGCCACAGTTCCAATGGTGCGATCGAGCCAATTCATCTGGACATTACCCCCGGGCAAAGGACGCGAGACTGCGGCGCGGCGGCTTATTGCCGGACTGGCTCTGCATCTCGGCCTCGATCGTCCGGATGCGGCTCAGGAGATCGCTGGCCGATCCATATTCGACACTGCGACCCTCAAAGGACACCCGCAACGTGCCGCTGGCATATGCTTTTCGCAGGGCGTCCAGTTCAGAGGCGGTCCAGCTCATGTCTCGCCCCCTGCAATCTGATCCAAATCAAAGCCAGGAACACTCAACCTGTGATCAGGTTGGCGTTCATCGATTCTGGATGTGCCCATGGAAGTTGATCTCGAAACCGCTGCCCGGACCCTCGTGGTCGTCGCCATGGGCCAGGCCCCCGGCAAGCGCGTGACTGTTGGCCTGATCGTTGCCGTTCTCGCCGGGAAGTTCTCAACCTGCCCGGAGAACCGCATCGCCGAACTCGTTACCCGAATGGTCATGGACGAGGGCGGCACTGTTGTTCTGGGCAGGCCAACCGCTACTCCGGTCCCTCTCGGGTAGGTCGCATAAACCGCCGCTCCTGCTCCGTACCCTGATCGTAACAATTTGACTTAGGCGGAACTTAGCTGCTTTGGTCTGCCGCGCTGCCAAAGCAGCGATAGTGACACACTGACAAGAAGAGAGATACGACATTGGCTACAGGCAAGGTTAAGTGGTTCAACGATCAAAAGGGCTACGGTTTCATTGCGCCGGATAACGGCGGCAAGGACGTGTTCGTCCACATCAGCGCCGTCGAGCGAGCTGGTCTGCGCTCGCTCGCCGAAAACCAGGCCGTTTCCTTCGAGGTAGTTGCTGATCGCAAGAGCGGCAAGGAATCTGCCGACCAGCTCAAGGCCCTTTGAGCCACATGGCAAAGAAAGCAAAGAAGGCTGCAGGCCGGGCGCCCACGAAGAGCCAGAAGACGAAGAAGGCAATTGCCGTCAAGTCGACCAAGGCTCCGAAGAAGTCCGCCGCAAAGAAGGCCGCACGTCGCAGCACGGCCGATGTCGCCAAGCTGCGCAAGTCGGTGATCGCTGGCTCTAAGGCGAAGAAGACGGCCGATACCATCGCGAAGGAACTCGGCATCTCCAGGGCTTATGTCTATGCGCTGAAGCGCAAGGCCTAAGAGGCACTACTTGATCCAGCCGCGCCTGCGGTTGATCCAGTTCCCATCACGCGCTCCGGAAACGGGGCGCGTGTTTTCTTTCTGTGGAACGATGCGGTCAGAAGTTCGCTTCGAACCGGCGCCGTCCTTCAATTCTGTCTCCAGTGCCTCCCAGCGGTCCTCACCCCAACGGTCTATGCCGGCGATCCACCCCGCGGCCCGCGCATAGCTGCGGCAGTCGAGCGCCTCGTTGCGCTCCCGGAGCTTCTGCCATTCCAGCCGCTGGAAGCCGCGCTTGGTCTTCACCGTCACCAGTTGCTCGGCAACGAACTGCTTGCACCATTCGCTCTCGGCCCAGGCCGGCAAGTGGATAGTGCCCGGCGGATACGTAGTCCCCGAGGCCAGTTCCTCGTCT